GGTTTTTTAACAACATTGGGTATTGCTTTCCGTTGCATGTCAAGTAATAACATTTCTTCTGTCATTTTATCATCATCTTTTTGCTTATTATCATCTTTTCGCACTGCTTTCGCTACTTTGGTAGACTTAAATCTATTGCTATTCATTTGAAGCAACAAAAGCTCTTCCTCAGTATTCATGCTTGATGGGGTGTTGGATGCCATATTGACAACTATAATAAGAATAATTGTAAATATATTGGAATTGCAATTGTTTTTTCAATTTTTTTAGTTAAATAATGACTTATAATATGATCAGCCATGATACAAGAAATAGAAGAAGGCAATATTGAATATAAGAGAAAACTTACTATGACGAACATTGATCGTTTCGACACGTTGATCACACAAATGAATTGGCGATTAAATGAGGGCAATGGTGAAGCAATATATTATCTTGGAATAAATGATAACGGATCAATATATCAATTTAAAAATGATGAATCAAATGATACTATTTTAACATTTAAACATATTACCAATATGGCAAAAATAAAAATAGTTAGTATTAAAAAAATAATTGATCGTAATCAACATTTTTTTAAAGCAATAATTCAAATTCAAAATAATTTTGTCAAAGAGAAAAAGATAATAATTCTCGGTAATCCACGATCAGGTAAAACAACATTTTTATCTTTTTTATTGTATGGTGTAAAAGATAATGGTAATGGGTATCTTAGAAATAAATTATTGCGATACGATCATGAATTTAATACTGGATCCACAGAAGCATTAGTTGTTAAAAGCATTGGTATAAATGATGATAATATTTTTAATTATAGTACATATGTGGAATTTGATGAAATTAAAAAATTCGCACATACAATTATAACTTTTTTTGATGTTACTGCAAATTATTTACATAATTCATTTAATCTTATTAAATATATGGATCATATAATTATTATGCAAAATAATGACAATGTGGATCAATATATTTTAATGGCAAATAAATATAATTTACCATATACAATAATAAATAATAATTTACCATATGTGCCACTAACAATCAAATATTATGAATCAATTGATACTCGCAAATGTATTGGTAATGGAATAATTTTATTAAATATTATATCTTACAATAAAAATGAATTTTTAGTAACATGCATGAATATAAATAGTAAATTATCTTGTACAGATACAATATATTTTGCCAATTCTCTTACCACAAATATGACATTTGGTCATATCATATCGTTGCGTTATTTTGATAAATATATTGATACTATTGATAAAAATGTTGTATTCACGGCAAAGATTTTGTATAATAATAATCTTAAAAAACAAAAAAGGAGTTTTTTTTATGTGGCATAAATGTTAATGAGCAATGTTGCAAAATATATTGACAAAGATGTTTGTGAAATTCTTCTTTTAAAATTATCTGATAATCCAGATAAGTACAATAGATTATTGACAAATAATAAAAATAATTCGTTATATCTCGTGTCAATTAAAGATGAAAAAATGATAATGAAAATTTCCGATTTGATAGAAGAAGAACAAGAAAATAATAAAATGTTGAAAAGTCCATTACCCTTATTATATACATCTGTAATATATGATTTAAAATTGTTTTCTTTTTATGAACAATATGATAATAAATTGGGTAATTTATTTAAAATAGTATTGGATGATGATATAGTTACATCCATTATAAAACAAATTGATACAGTGAACAATACATTTTTTGCCATATTTGGTACATTTACGACTTGTAAAATAGATAATTTTCTATTCAAGGTAATAGATAATGGAATTCAAATATCATTATTCGATTATGAAAAAAGTTCAGTAAAAATAGATAATCCAATTGAACAATTCTTTCTTTATAATGCCAGTAAATATATATCAAATATTGATATGGTAAAATATGGCGCGAGTATGAATGAAAAATTTAAACATAAAATATTGAAACAATTAAAATATACAGAAATAGATGAAACTTTTGAAGGTAATAATGAATCATTTATTAAAATATTTAATAAATGGATACAAGACAATAATTTAGTGGATAATTATATTACATACATAAATAAAGAACCATTCAATTTTCCATATTATTATCCAAAATTCTAATTAAAGTAATAAAATGATATAATACTATTATAATGTCAGAAAATACTCCTTTGAAAACAGAAGATGTTGCTTTGAAAACTGTCCTAGATTTACACACACTATTATCAGATCATCTAAAAGGTAATATTACTTTAGATAAGAAAACTGTTAATATTTTGACTCTTGTTCTAAATAGTTGTCCCGCAGTAATTGACGATCTAAATCATCATATTATTAAAATTATTTCAGACAATGTTATTGATTCCAAAGATTTACCCCAATTTATTCTAATGTTTAAGGATGTTATTAATGTTAACATGAAAGACTTGAAGAAAATTAAAGTAAGTAGAAGTGACGTAATTATTTTAATCGAAAGTATTATTAATATTTTGATTGACACAAATGTTATTAAAACAGGTGAGAAAAAGGATGAAATTAAGGCTCTACTATCTCTATCTGTTCAAATTTTGGACAGTAGTGTCAATCTATCCGATAACATTAATTGTTCAAGATTTATGTGTTGTTAATAAATTTCTATGTTGTTAAAAAAATGAAAAATTATTATTTTATTACTTATTTATACTAATATCAATGAAAAACTTTGATATTGTTGTGTACCATAATCCTTGTTCAGATGGATTTGCTTCAATGTGGTCAGCCTTAAAATACAATTCTTTAATAATTGCGATACCATGTAAAGCTGGTGACGTATCTAGTTTGTCGCTAGATTTATTTGATGGTAAACGAGTCTTATTTGTTGATATTTGTCCAATATATGATGAAATATTAGCTATTAGTGAAAAAAGTGTTTGGGTCACGATATTAGATCATCATAAAAGTGCTATGGATATGTGTGTTAATAAATATAATTGTGGAAGATATCGGTTTGCATCAATTCAGCATTCTAAAGTTGAATATGATATCGATATGTCTAGGGCAGGATGTCAAATAACATGGGATTATTTCTTTCCTCATATTTCTCCTGTTAAAAATAGACCCTGGTTTATTAATTATATTGCTGATAGAGATTTATGGCAATTTAAATTAAAATGGTCAAAAGAAATTAATGCTGCATTATTCGATGATAATTATTTCACAATTGATAAAATGAATGCATTGACAAATGAAGATATGGATATGTTAAGAGATAAGGGTATTGAACTATTATCAATTCAAGAAAAAAAGATTGCAAATTTATGTTCCACAAGGGTACAATGCACATTTACTATTAACAATGTGACATATAATGTATGGTTGAGTGATTGTGAATATAGTCATCGATCAGAAGTTGGTAATGCACTTTGCAAAATACCGTTTATTGATGGCAATGAACCAAATTTTGCTGTAATCTGGTGCTTTGATCCTAAATCATCTGACATATGGGTTTCGTTAAGAGGCATTGATAAAGTTGATTTAAATCAATTGAGTAAACAATATGATGAGAAGGGTGGTGGACATTTTAATGCTGCTGGATTTACCATTCGTAATAAAAAAATTAATGATATATTTATTCCATGCTAACTTATTGCACATTGTAAATCGCATTTATTTGATGTCGTTGTATTTACTTTATTCTCGGATTGAAAAGAATAAAATTGTTCACATAATAAACAATAACCGTTAACATTTGATTGTTTTGTTTTAATAAAACCACATCGTGTACAAATTTTATTTATATCAGTTACATTATCGCATTTTGCTATGTTAATTTTAGCATTTTCAGATATAGTGTTAGTATCCATTAAATAATTGAAATATTCAATCACTTAATTAATATTTTTTCAATCTTTTTGATAAAAAAATATTAAGGGAATCCATATAGTTCCGATTTAAAGGACGAATATTCGAGATCTCGCTTACGTTTGATCATAACAAAATCTTTCAACTCACGTCTATCCATAATGTCCTTGACTGTGATGGTCGATTTCATTCCCAAGATGGCAAAATACCAAGGCTTATCTGGATAACGTTGCAACATGGCGGATGTCCAATTGGGATTCAATGATACAGAAGGCCAATCCCATGGCAAAGTATCATTATCAATGATATCTCCCATGGAAATGCTCTTGTTGCAACTAACCATAGACCAAATCCATGGCGTAGCAGGATAATCGAGTATCATCTTGATGGTTAAGTCAGGATGTCTAGATACCCAAAACCAATCTTTGAACCCATCTGGGTTTTTCAGTGCATGTGTTAACAGTAACGCCATTATGTTATATAAAAAAGTTAATAATGAGTAATATATGTAAATTATTTTTCAATTTTTTTCATTAATTAATAATATTCGAATATATTTTCTATTTGAAATATGTTATTTTTATACAATAATGTTTTAATTGCATGTGTTTCCATATCAGCATTGTATTCTTCGACATATATTTCATAGTTTATTGAACAACTTAATTTAGTTATATAATCTATAACAAGACTAAGTTGGTTAAATGTTTTTACTAATTTATTATTACAGAATAAAGAAAAAATATTGTTCATTGAATATACAATAGTTTATATAATTTATATTGTGATCGTTTTAAAACTTTCCAGTTCCACCAATCCATCAACATCTGTGGGTCTAACATTTTCTATGTATGTATAATGAATACCTAAATTGGGCATCGATTTTTGTTTGTTACTAACGCTTTTAAGCAAGCTGGAGCCACGCTTTATGATTAATCTCAATTGATCCTTATTGAGCATTTCGCTATCGATTTTGGCAACGAGATGTGCCGATGGAAAATCGGCTAGATGAAACCACAAATCTTTAGAAGAAGATTCCAGGACTAACGTTTGGTTGTCTTTTGCACATTTACCAGCAATAAATATGATGGGGACATCAATCCCTTCGATATCTTCGGTAAACACGCGCATTATGATAATAATAATTTCTAATATATAAACTAATAATTATTATTTTTTCAATTTTTTAACTATCGTCTTTAAATTCTTCAAACACCTCATTTTTTAAATATAAAAACATATCGTCATCTTTCACTGCTAGTTCATTAATACGTCTCATGTCTGCATTTAATTTATCGATATTAACGGTCGATTGCA